CTTGAATGATGCTACGCGCCAAAGATTTAAACGATAACTTGCCCGTGCGAACAAAGTTATCTAACGCGCTTTCCATGTTGCCCATTACGGATTGAAAAGCCTTTGCACCGTTTTCTAATTCTGTTGGCAAGTCGCGGAAAAACTTAGCGCCTTCTTTAAAGAAACCTTGTTCGCCAGTTCCTTCGCGTTGCGCTTTAACCGCTTGGTTTTGTGCGCGTAGATAGCGTTCGGTTGCATCGGCTAACGCGTTTTCTCTCTGTACTAATTGTTCTTTGGCATCCGCATCTAACATATTGTTGCGGTTAATTTCTTGAATAGCATCTAACCGTTTTTGTTCTGACAAATACAAATCTTTTGTTAGTTGCGCATCTTCAGAACGCATATCCATTGTTTTTTGGTCAATGAATAACAATTGATTTTTAATTTGCAAATTGCGTTCTTCATTTTCAATACGGTTTGCTTCTTTTGTATATGCGGCTACTTGTTGACCTTCAATTTCAAAAAGTGTTTTAGCGTACTTTTGTTGTTCGCGGTTTAAATCATTGATTGCTTTAATTCTTGCGCGTTCGGCGGCTTCAGCATCTTTATCGCGGGGTTTAATAACATTTCTTCCACCGCTTGCGGCGGCAGATTTTGAACCGCCCTTTGCCGCTAACGCATCAATAGAATTGCCGTATTTGGGAACTCCCATAACATCGGCTTGGTACAAATCAAGTTGTATTCTTTGCGCTAAAACAGAATTGTTGTATTTTTTGTTTGCTTCAATTGCGGCATCAACGCCTTTAGTTACTAAGATAACCGCGTTGTTGTAGGTATGCCCAATTTCATCAAAAATTGCTTTGAAGAAATAAAAAACTTCAGAACCTAAAACCGCAACCGTTTGAAATACTGTCTTAAAAATTGCACTAAGTGATACACCGCTATCACTTAATGTTTTCATGTAATCAACGGTCGATTTCAGAATTGGCCCAAGTTCTGTAGCCAACACTACCATTACATCCCGCGATGTTTGCGCCAACAAATCGTAAGTATCTGCGGCGGCTTTAATTGCTTTTTGTTGTTCATCAATAAGCGGGTTTGCTTTTGACATTTGGTCGGCAAAACCAACCATGTCAACACCTTTAGCGGCTTTAGAGAAAACCTCCATTGCCTTGGCATTACGGGTAATCGGGTCTTCAATTTTTGCTAAATTTGCAACAACTTTATTTAGCAATTCCTCTTGGGAAAGTTTGCCTAAGTCTTGAAAACTAACGCCCAATTTAGCGGCAGTTTTTTGCGCTTCGGCAGAACCGCCCGCGGCTTCGTCAATAAACTTGGCAAACGCCGATAGCATCTTGCCCGCGTTATCCGCTTTGCCGCCTGAATTAGCAAGGGCGTTAGATAACTGTAAAACCGTGCCTATGGCTACTTCGTTTGCTTCGGCTACATCGGCTAGTTCATCGGCATATTGAAGCGCCGCGGCACTAGCGGCAACCAATGCAGTCGCGCCAATCTTGCCAAACTTTTCTGCGGATTCGCTAAACTTTTCTAATTTCTTTCCCGCGGCTTCAATACCTTTATTGAATTCCGCGGTATCTATCCCTAGGGCTACGCCTAGGCGGGCAATCATATTAGCCATCTTTAACCCCAAACAATGTTTTGTCGAATCCGTGCGCCATTGACATGAACGCCAATAGACTATCGTTTACCGCCGCCTTTTGCAATTCGGGCGACAAAGGCGGGTATATGTAATCATACGCACTACCCAAAATGTTGGCTAGTTTATATGTGGGCGTATTGGGCGGGCGCATATAGTTAAACACCCCATTGGTTAAGGTGGCTAATTGCGTAAGAATCCCAAAGTTTCCAATCAACCCATCGGCATACATTGTTTGAATGTTTGCCAAGGTTACATCGTCTAATTCTTCAATTGTTTCTAGGGTATGCCCGTTGAAAATCATTGCGGCTAGGCATTGGCTTTTCAACGAGCCAATCAGTTTCCCCGCGCTTCCCTATAGGTCGGGCTAATCACTTCACCAATCTTTTCCACAATCATCATTTGTACTGAAATTGGGAATTCTTCTTCAATGTCGGCATAAGTCAAATCTTCCAAACTTACGCCTTCCATTTCAGGAATTAACAGTTTAAAAAATTCGGTAATACGCGCTTCGGTGATGGCTTTGTTCTTTGCGGCTTCGCGCATGGAACGCCCTTCAACCAAAATATCATCATCCGTAAATTGGAAATCTTCAGTTTGATTATTCTCAAACTGTCGCAATGGTGCGGTAATTTCTTGATAAACTTTTTCTACAATTTGTTCATCAGGGTCGGAAACCCTTTTGTAGATGGCATCAGATTCGGCAACCAAAGGGATGCGAACTTTGAATGTGTGACCGTTCAACACAAACGAACGGGTTAAAAGGTCTTTTCTTTTTGCTTGGTACTTTTCACCAAATGCAGAACCTAGTTTTGTCATTTATTTTTTATCCTATATTTACTGATACGCCTTGCCAAAATTTCCCCTAGCCGCTTGGCGGTTTGGTCGGCTTGGGATTCTAAAGCAGGGCGTAAAAATGGTTGTGCGCCATTCCTAGCCGTGCCAAATTCTTGCGCCATTGCACGGGCATCCGATAGAACGCCGCTTAGTCGCTTTGCTTCTTTTAACTTTTTGTTGTACGCGGCTTTGTCAGTTTCGTAAAGCCCCGCGTTCGATTCGTAAAACTGTTGCTTATCTTTTTTACGAAACGCTTTGGTTGTAATCAGCGCAATAACCGTATCGTTTTCGGTAATGTACTTAGAACGAATGTCGCGCTTGGTTGGGCGGCGGGCTTCAATCTGCATTGTTCTAGCCAAGTCGCCTGTATCTTTTGGCGCGTTCATCTTAGCCATTGTTAGCACGGGTTTCATTGCTTCCCGTGCCGCGGGTACTAAGATTTTGCTTTGCGCTTTCTTGTCGCCAATTTCTGCGGCTAGTTCCCCAAATGCGGCTAGTACATCTTTCAAGCCTTCTACTTTGTAGGTAACGCCCGACATAATTAACCCATTGGCTTAATAATCTTTTGATACAACGCGTTATTTAGCGTATGCACATAATTAACGATTTCATCGGGCGTGAACTTATCCGCATGGTTAGCGGCAATCTCATGCGCCAATGAAATCGCTGTTAGTTTCTGCGCAGTAAACCCAAACCAATCTTTGCGTGAATCGGATTGGGTTACTAGAAAACTAAGTAGGTCGTTAGTGTCTTTTATTGTCGTTTGCATATTATTAGGTATTGTTAGACCAACCGTATTGGTTGCCACGGGGGTGAATTGTGAAGTTGCATTTTGCTTCAGCGCTTGGGCTTGAATCAATTGTGAATTGAGAAACGCGACCATTGAAAGCATAGGCAACGGTGTTTGCACCCGCTGTAGCAGTAACCACAAAAGTGCGGTCGATAACGCCTGATTCTGCATCGCCACGAATCAACAACAAAGCGGCATCGCTAGGATTCCAAGCGGCAGTAATGCTAAGTGATGTTGGTGCGGATTGTGATGGGATTTTGTCCGATTGGCGTGAACCCGCAACACCGAAAGATGCAACGGCATCATCTTGACCAAATGCAGGTACGGCTTCAACATTCAAAGCAATACCATCAGTACCCGTGCCATTAGCAGTAGTACCAACAATGTCGCCAATTGTGCCTGTCCATGTGTCCAAATCAGCCGCGGCAACGGCTGTAGGCGTAGCGCCTGATTGCATCCAAAGGGCGGCTGTAAAGCCCGCCATAATTTTATTAGGTAAAGCCATTTTGTTTATTCCTTAAAAAGAATGGTTAAAAGAACTATCTTGTCAGGTTGATATATCTAGTGTGCAATCAAGAAAAATTTGGGCTAACTTTTCATCATTGTCGTAACTGTTATAAAGCCAAAATACATCGGCTTTAGCAACTTCAAAACCGTTAGTTACACCACCAAATAAACCACTATATCCGTGCAAGGATTGTAGTATTTGATTGGAAATAGTGAAACCATCTTCTATCTGTTGCGTAAAAATACTTATCTGAAACACGGGGCGGTCAATGCCTTTGTTGGCTTGATTTTGACCCGTGTAAACATCTTGGTGAACATTGCGTAGCATCCAAGTAATGAACTTAGATTCGGTGGCAAAGTTACGGTTAAACGCGGCGTAAACGGGAACGGGCGTAACAATGCTTTGCAATTGGTACTGAATCGCTTTGCCGTACTGAACGGGATTTTGTTGTGTTGCCATTTACACCGCCGTAACTGGGTCATTTCTATACGCCAAGATAACCACGGTCATCCTATCATCAGATTCGCGAATGTTATCAATGCGCCAATCGTAACCGTTATAACTGATTGAATAAAGGTTTTGATTGCGAACCATTGTTCTTGTGTTGGGCGTGTAGTTCAAAATGAAACTAACAACATCTTGGTAAAGTCGGTACTTTTCCGAAATCTTTAAACTGTTTGCAACGGAATGAACACGCGCACGGGTGCGAAACCAAGTGGTTTGCGCTGTACTTTGTTCGCCAAAATCGCTTTTAGCAAACGCCAAGTTATTAACCGTAATTTGCTCAAACCGTGCAATTGCCATTTACATCACCAAAGGTTTGTACGGGCGCAACAATGTTGCAACGCCGAACGGAATTTCTTTTAACTGATTGTCCGTAGTGTTGCTTCGATTGTTATACAAATGGGTAAACAAAAGCAAGCCCGCTTGTTTAATTACGGGGTATGTTTGCAACGGATTAGGTGCGGTGGTGTACTCGCAAATAATCGGTGCGGTCATTTCGCTATTGATGTTGGTTGGCAACGATTGAACGATTACTTTGTTACCGCTTGCATCGTAGTAATACTGATTGGTTGCAACAACAACTAATTCAGGCGGCGTATTGTTATTCCAGTACGCTACGCGGTTAATCGTCACGCCCGCCATGTCGGGGTATTGGTTTTGCGATACTTCGGGCAAATCCAAACATACGGGCGATGATGCTAAGTTTTCAGCGCCATACCAAACACGGTAGGTAACTGAAAAGATAGAAAGCCCTAAGTAATCTTCAATGGCTTGGCGAACCGCTAGTTCCAATGCTTGCAAATAACCATCTTGGCTTTCATCTTCAAACAAGTTAATTTGATTGGTGATTTCATCCAAGGTTAACCAAGGCGTAACTACATCACGCCCGATTTGTTCCGCTTTCACATAACTAAATGGATTGCGGGTAGCCGCCCCGTAGGGCGCACCAAGTAATTGGCTATCTACTGACATTCAAGCCCCCTTTAGGCGGCAGACATACGAACACCTGCGAACGGGTCGCGCACGGTGCTTACCATGCGTTTTTCCGCGTACATGGTCACAAAGCCCGCTTGTGTTTGTTCAAACATTTGCACGGACATTTGTTCGGTGTCACCAATTGTCAAAAAGCGATTCCAATTTGCCAAGTAAATTGGGAAATCTGTAGAAAGGTATGGATTAGGAATAACGGGCCAACCAAACACGCGACCAACCGCCGCACCATCCGCATCGCCAATTTCCAAGAACAAAGGCAACCCTTGTGAATCTTTCAGTTGACGCAAAGTTTGAATCATTGCAGGGCTAATTTGCCAAGCGGTAGATTCTAGCGACCAATACTGTGGGGGCAACGCGTTAGCCATGTTGACCATCTTGTTGTAAGTCACCGCAACGCCGCCGTTACTAACCGTAGCGATAGTATGAATACCATTTGTAATAGCCGTACCACTAGAACCGAAAGCGCTAGTAGCGCCGCTAGTGTAACTATCCAAACCACGCAACCCATTAGTAGCGCCAGTTGATGTAGTTGTGCTACCCGATTGGTCATCGTTAAGAACCATTGATTGACCTTCAAGTTGCGCAAATTCAAGCGCCAAATCTTCAACCAATGTTGCATCAAGTCCATTAACATCACTTAGCACCGCCGTTCTGATAGGCAATTGTGCAACCAACACGCGCACGGGCAATTGCCAAATAGAAGTGTCAACATTAGGTGAACCGCTATTAGGCGTGAATGTGTAACCCCAAGGGTTTGTAGAATTTGCGGCGTTACCAGTCTTGGCAACAAATTGGGCATCAGAGCCGCTAACCGCGATTTGGCGTGAGCCTTGACGCAAAGGGTTTGCTTGACGCAAAGCCGCAAACGCATCATCAAATACAACATTACCACCAACACCCGAACCCGAACCAGTAATGGCGCTTGCTTCACGCAAATCGATATTTACTTTGCCGCCTTCGGTGATGGCCTGTTTGATTCCGTTCAAGATTTTTTCGGTGATAGACATTTTGAATTCCTATTTAAAAAAAGCGGGGGATTTTCGCCCCCCGCTAATGGCAACGCAACTATTAAGCGGCTGTGCCTGTGGAACGATAACGCACCAATGCGTTAGGGTCACGCACGGAGGTGGCCAAACGCTTTTCACCGAAGAATGTGATAAATCCGGGGGCTGTTTGGTCGTAGCGGCGCATAATCATGTTCAAACGGTCAATGATTGTGTGACCGCGTGTGAAGTCGCCGAAATACATTGGGTACAAACTTGTTGTACCTGCTGATGCAACGGTTGTTTGTGATGGGGTATCGCAATACTTGTTCACAACAACATCAAAGCCCAACAATGTGCCAACGATACCGTCAACAGACAAACCTTCATTACGGTTGAAGATAGGTGCGCCGTTGTCATCTTTCAATGCACGGATACCGTTCAACAGAATTGGGTTAATCATGAACTTAGCGTCTTTAGTCCAATATTGCTGTGGCAATTGATAGATTAAGTTAATCACATCATTGTAAGTAACATTGTTAGCGCCAACCACATTGGTGTTAGAAGTCAATTGGTCATAAGTGGCAAGGCTATGCAAACCGCTTGTAGAACCAGTACCGCTAGAACCAAATGCCGCTGTGGTGCAAGTGCCACCTGTGTAGGTGCTGTTAGCGCCCGCGTATTGGTCAAGTCCTCGCAATCCGTTGCTTCCGCCGTATGGCAAAGATGTAGAACCTTGGTCGTTGTTCTGAATCATTGACAAGGCTTCGGCTTGGCTGAATTCCATCAACATATCGTCAACCACATTGGCTTCCAAACCGTCAATGTCATCCAAAGCCGCTGTACGGATTGGGAATTGCACGTTCAGGTCTTGCAGAACCAATTGCCAAATAGTTGTATCTTCAGTTGTAGCCGCGCCGTTGTTTTGGATGGCGTAGCCCCATGCCGCACCTGCATTACCAGTTTTGACACGGAATTGATAAGAAGAACCATCAGTAGCAACGGTGCGTGACAAACCGCGCATTGGGTTAGCCAAACGCAAAGCGGCAAACACGGGGTCATAAGCGGTACGACCACCTTGGTTGTTACCTGAACCTGTCAGGGCTGATGCCTCAAGCATATACGCATCGCGTTGGCTTTCATCAGCAAAAATTTGCAGTTCTTTTTCTACGCGGGCATTGCTTTTGTAGAAAGTAGCCAATTGTTCTTTAACAGAACGGTTCACATCTTGGCGAACGGTCTTGGCGGGCTTGATAACGGCGGGTGCTTGAATCGATGCTACTTTGGCTTCCAAAGCGGCAATGGTTTCTTGCATTTCGTTTTTAATCGCTTCAACGGCGGCAGGGATTTTTGCTTCAACGGCGGCAATGCTTTCGCTTTGCTTGGCTTCGATAGCATCCAATTTTTCAATGATTGCTTGTGACATGATTTAACCTTTAAGTTTGGTATCAAGAATTTTTAGAAGTTCACGGGCTTCGAGAGCCGCAAGAATTTCCGCTTCGGTAGCCTCCGCATTTGAATCACTCAAAATAGGCGCAATTTCAATAGGTGTTGTAACTGCATCGCGCAATTCCAAAACTTTCTTGAATGTAGATGCGGCGGCTACCGCATCTTTTTTAGATAGCCCAACTTCACGCAAGGCTTGTTCCAAAACTTTTAAATCAGCAGAACCATCAGGTCGGAAATATTCCAACTTGCTTACTTCAGCTTGGGGTTGTTTGGGTACATAACTACGGATACTTCGCGCAAACCACCTTTGGTAATTTGAAAATAGCCATCTTCCCAATAATCACCGCTACCTGCGGGATAGGGTTCGCCATCTTCTTTTACCCATTGATATTCTTCAGCATAAGCACCAACGGAAACACCGCCAAACATGGCGGGGCTTTCTTGCATAATTTTGTAAAGGTCTGAACCCATTGTTGTGTTTGTGTACAAACGCCCTTCGGCTTTCATACCAACATCGTCAAACTCAAATGCAGTCCATTCACCAACGGGGATTGCATCGGCATCGTGATTTACAAACATTGGTAGCGGGCGACCTGATTTCGCAAAATCTTCAGCCCATTGCATAAAGCCTTCGGGTTGGTAGTTAAAGCGCCTACCATCAGCGCCTTCACGCGCACCCCATGTTGTTACGGTGGCTTCAATTTTTCCTGTGCTTTCGCCCTGCTTTTCCAAAACTAGTTTGGCTTCGCAAACCATCATCAGGTTTTTTACGGTCATAGATTACCTCATCGATTTTTGTTCGGTCGATGTCTTGTATTAACTTAGGTGGTCGCCCTCTTTTCGGGGGCGGTTCTGTATTTGGCTTGTATGTTGCAAGCGATGCTATCACTAATTTAAAAATAGTGGACACTTTATTTTTACTTGCCGATATTCATTTTACGGGTTTGGTTTCCACCACCGCCGCCCGTATCTTGGGGCGATGTGCCAACAATCGGCTTATCTTTGCCGCCCTTATCAATCAAATCATCAGCGCCATCGATATTGGGCATACCCAAATATTCACGCGCTTCGTTGGGAGTCATAATCCCGTTACTTACGCCCGCGGTGGCAAAATTCATTTGGTCTAATGGTGCGCCTTTCAAGAAATTGCGCGTATCAAACTCAATAGACAAATTGGGGTAGCCAACAAACAAATGTTGCTTTAATTTATGCTGAATGTTAATTAAGGTTGGGTACATGGTGGATTTATAGAATTCATCCATCATGGTTTGCGTATTGTTGTATTTTGAATCGCCAATACCAATCATTGCCGCGGGTACTCCAAACAAACCGCAAATACGCTTCATGGTTTGTTCTTTCAACTTAGCCGCATCGGTATCTTGCAGGGTCAGCATATCCAAAGGCGTGTACTTCATGCCTTGGTCTAGCAACATACCTTGACCCGCTTTGCTTGGGTCGCTAGGTTTGCTAGAAACCATTGCCGACCATGCTTCTTTCAAACGGGCGGCAATTTCTTTGTATTTGGCATCAGGAATAACTTGTTCGCTAGTAAACATACCGCTTGGCTTTGCGCCGTTCTGCATGATGTAGTTAGCGTACAAATCAATATCTTGGTCTAGTGAAACCAATTCAGCCGCCAAGATGCCTTTGTTGAAACCCGCAGAACCTTGCCAGTTCATTTCCTTAATGTGCATCACTTGATTAAAGTTCAGCGGTTCATCACGGTTAAAACCGTAACTAGGCGTACTCAAACGATACGATGGGTAACGGGCAGGGGTGATTGTTACGGCAATCAAGGTTGAATCCAAAAGGTACATTTCTAACGGGGTTTCCGTTGTACTCTTTTGGTCTTTACGCCACCAAAGGGTAAATGCTTCGCCCGCCAATTCGTACCACATCAACCATTGATACCAAAACTCATAGGTGCTTTGGAAATGGTTAGGTTGCGCCAAAAGGTTTGCCACTTGCTTGGCTTTTGCCTTATCCCGTGCGCCGACCAAATCGGATTTAACGGCATCAACATAAGTGCCATCTTCGGATTGGCTAACCACGCGAATAGGCAGTTGTGACAATGCACGGGCTTTTGCCGCAACGCAAGCCATGATGGTGGAATTGCGGGTAAGTAGCGACATATCCACGGGGCGACCCGCGTTATTGGTCGCGCCTGTGGTTACATAAAGGATTTGGGTATTGACATTCGGGGCTTGTTTAGAACCCTGATAAACAATGTTATTACCTAACGCTGATTGACCAAATAGCGTATTTGATTCGTTTTTTTGGTCTTTATTGCGCTTGAAAATATCAAAAATAGCCATGTTTTTACCCAATTTCCTGATGGTTTACCATTCAAAACTTCTAAACCCAAATGTATCAGAAACAAAAACATTGTCTAGATGGCAATGCAAAGCCATAATCATTGCAATAATTCCGTCAACTTTTGCGGATGTATCGGCTTCATTCTTGCGCACCTTTACATTTCCGTTTACATCCGTGTAAACCTCCGCGTTTGCCAGTTGCCAACCAACAAACGGGTTGCCATCGTGCATGATTCCCTTTTTCAGAATCAATTGTTCTGCGGTTTTAGATGGATTAGATAGAACCGCCATACCTTGCCCAACCTTTTTCACGGGCAACCCTTCAGCATAAAGGTTAGCCACCAATGACGCGGCGTTGTACGGGTCGTATCCGATTTCTTTAACGTTGTGCTTAATACATTGTTGCTTAATGTATGTTTCCACTTCGTTAAGGTCGGTCACATTACCTTGGGTCAATCGCAATATGCCGCTTGCATGGGCTTGCAGAAAAGTTGATTTGTAGTGATTGGGAATTAGGTCTAAACTTTCTTCGGGTAAAAAGAATTGAAATTCTGCATAGAACTTTTCTTCCGAATATCGGTGCAAAGTGCATACCGCGTTCAAGTCGCGTGAATATGCCAAGTCAAACGCAATGAAAGTTGATTCGGGTTTATCTTCAGGCATCGGGCAAACTGAATCATCCCAATATCGGCGGTCAACCCATGCGCTGTTTGCCGATACATAAATGTTCAGTTGCTTGCATAGGAATTCGTTAAGGCTTGCGGGCTTAGATTGCGCTTCGTGCGCCATGTGCCTAATGTGTTCGGTGGTCACGGAAATGCCAAGCATGGGGTTTGCCTTTGCCCATGTTTCTTCATTCGACCATTCATCACCCGCATCGATGGAATACAGTAAACCAAACCAACGGTAGTTATCTTCAGCCGCACCGCGTAGCACCGTTCTAAGGTGGTTCAAATCTTCGTAGAACTTGGTTTCTTTGGTAAACGATGCGGTGGTTAGGTACATCCGTAGCGGGTTCTTACGCGCACCCATACCCGAATGTAAAACCTCAATCGATGACCGTTCTGTAATCTGCGCCGCTTCATCAATCATTGCGCACGATGGGTTTTTACCGTCACCCGTTTTTCTATTCTCACGGGACAAGGCACGGTAGGTAGAAGTCGAATCGCCCGCCTTCTTTAGTTCGCTTCGGTACACAACAAACTTTTGTTGAAACTCCGCAACCATGTTTTCAATGATGGCTTTAGATGAATCAAAGCAAATGCTTGCTTGTTCGCGGTTGGTCGCCAATGTAAAAACTTCAGCACCCGCATCGCCAAACTGTAGTTCATACAAAGCAATGATTGATGCCAAAGTTGTCTTGCCCGATTTCCGCGGCACAAACAAAATTACATCAGTTACCCAACGAACGGTTTTATCTTTCCTATCCCTGAAGCCATAAATGGCGGCTAGGAACATAACCTGAAAAGGTTGCAACGCAATAGGCTTGCCCGCTTCAGCGCCTTTAACATGGCGGCAAAACTTGGCAAACTTTAGGATGTGTTCGGCTTTTTCGGGTACGAATTCATAAGGCGCATCCCGCCGTTCCACCATATCTAGGAATCGTTGGGCGGCTAACTTTACATCTTCGCAAGCGGTAATGTCGCCAAGGGTTACGCCCCTAGCATATTGAAAAGCGGGTTCAAGCAGTTGCGAATAATTCATCTACTTCGGATACCTTGTTTTTAATCTTTGGGCGACCCCTTGCCACTAATGCTAGTTCGGCAAGAATCTTTATCGCTTTGTCCATTGATTCGGTTCTTATCTTGTAATACGGGCTTGGCGCATCGCCCGCGTTGTAATGGTAAATCGCGCCGTTTTCCTGTAATCCAATGTTACTTACAATGATGTGATTAACTTAATCTATCAATTGCCACAGCAATATTGAACTAAAGACGCGAAGGTTATGATTAAACCGATTCTTTTGTA